CACCATCCCTTGATTAAGGTCCCCAAAATAGCCACAAAATCTTGAGAGGCTTAAGGCGAGGGGCCTTTTACTTTTGATACAGTATAGAAACGAATTTTAAATATTTGGCGCCCTTGATTTTTTTTCAAGCGTACCCAAGTAGTAACTTGCGTAGTGTATTTTTTAGCAGTAAGGATTTAGATGATTCAGAAACGTACAACTAATTCAAATCCGATGATGTCGGTATTACCTCTGAGAGACATTGTTGTCTTCCCTCAGATGGTTGTGCCGCTCTTCGTCGGACGCGAGAAGTCGCTTAGTGCTCTTCGCAATGTCACGTCTTCTGAGAAGGCGAACAAAGAGCTTTTGCTCGTCGCACAGCGCGATGCAGGCATCGAAGATCCATCTTCCGATGATTTGTTTGATGTCGGTACGGTTGCGCGTGTCGTCCAGTCTTTGAAATTGCCTGACGGTACTTTCAAAGTCCTGGTTGAGGGTATTCGCCGTGTCCGAGTTACTCAGTACAAAGAAGACGAGCAAATTTTTGCTGAAGTTGAAGACATCCCACAGGATAAGATTTCCCAGCGTACTTTCGAGCCGCTGCGCAGAACCATCCTGACGGCCTTCACCGAATACCAAAAGAACAATAAGAGAATTACGAACGATCAGCTGAATCGGATTTCTTCATTGACCGATCCAGAGCAGCTCATCACATCCATTGCCCAGCTTCTGGTCCTTTCTCCGTCCCGCAAGCAAGACCTGCTTGCCACGGTCGGCACTAAGGATCGTCTTGAACTTCTCTTCGATATGCTCGAGGAAGAAGTCGACATTCAGCAGACGGAAAAACGCATCCGCGGCCGTGTAAAGAAGGCGATGGAAAAGAACCAGCGCGACTATTACCTCAACGAACAGGTAAAAGCCATTCAGAAAGAATTAGGCGATACCGATGAAGAGTTTGAGGAAATCGAGCGCAAGATTAAAGCCGCTAAGATGAGCCCCGAAGGCGAAGAAAAGGCCCTCGGCGAACTCAAGAAACTGCGCCTGCAAGGTCAGAATAGTGCAGAAGCCAATGTGATCCGTAATTACATTGACACGCTGATTTCTTTGCCTTGGAGCAAGAGAACCCGTGTCAACACGAATCTCATCAAAGCAGAAGCCGTTTTGGAAGAAGACCATTACGGCCTCGAGAAGGTGAAGGAACGCATCCTTGAATATTTAGCGGTTCAGAGCCGAGTCAAGAATGTGAAATCTCCGATCCTCTGCTTAGTCGGACCTCCCGGAGTCGGTAAAACATCTTTGGGCCAGTCTATTGCCCGCGCGACCGGACGTAAGTTCGTGCGTTTGGCTTTAGGCGGCGTAAGAGATGAGAGCGAAATCCGCGGTCACAGAAGAACCTACATCGGTTCCATGCCCGGTCGAATTCTTCAGAGCCTGACAAAGGCGGAAACCAACAACCCGCTTTTCCTGCTCGACGAAGTCGATAAGATGGGTATGGACTACAGAGGCGACCCTGCGGCTGCGCTCTTGGAAGTGCTTGATCCGGAACAGAACAACACCTTCCAGGACCACTATGTCGAAGTGGATTTCGATCTGTCGCACGTCATGTTCATTGCAACCAGCAACTCTATGAACATTCCGGCGCCGCTCTTGGACCGTATGGAAGTAATTCAGCTCTCCGGCTACACGGAAGATGAAAAGCTTCATATTGCTCAGAGACATCTGATTCCGAAACAGATGAAGCTGAACGGCGTTAAGCCGGGAGAACTCGAGATCGAAGACTCTGCCATTGTTGACATCGTTCGCTACTACACCCGCGAAGCCGGTGTCCGCAGCTTAGAGCGCGAGATCAACAAGATCTGCCGTAAGACCGTTCGTGACATCCTTCTGAAGAAGACCAAAGGAAAGGTTGTTGCCAATTCCGACAATCTGGATTACTTCCTTGGTGTGCGCCGCTACAACTTCGGCGTTATGCACAAGGGCAATCAAGTCGGCCAAGTCACTGGTCTTGCCTGGACAGAAGTCGGCGGCGATCTTCTGACGATCGAAGTCGCGACGATGCCGGGCAAAGGTCAGATCACCCGCACGGGCTCTTTGGGCGACGTAATGAAGGAATCTGTCGAGGCTGCCCGCACGGTGGTTCGCTCCAGAGCCTCCCGCTTGGGCATTACTTACAAACAGATTTCGGAAACGGATATTCATGTCCACTTCCCGGAAGGTGCTGTGCCTAAGGACGGTCCAAGTGCAGGTTCTGCCATTACGCTGGGCCTGGTTTCCGCTCTGACGGGTATCCCGGTTAAAGCCGAAGTGGCAATGACGGGCGAAATCACGCTGAGAGGCGAAGTCCTTCCGATCGGCGGACTGAAAGAGAAACTTTTAGCTGCGCTTCGCGGCGGAATCAAAGAAGTCTTGATTCCTGAAGAAAACGTGAAGGATTTGGAAGAAGTACCGGCAAACGTCAAGGAAGGATTGGTGATTCGTCCCGTTCGTACTATTGATGAAGTTTTCCAGTACGGCTTATCCAAACAGCCGGAAGCCTTACCGCAGACAATCGAACAGCCGATGGCTGCAAAACAGTCGATTGAGGTAGGAACTTCGACAGCGGGATCGACCGCGCCTAATTAAGACCTTCCGGTCTAAGAGGAGGGGGCTTCGGCCCCTTTTGTTTTTGTCTCGTAGCAAACCGGTTGAATATACGAAACAAAAAGAAGCAATTTTGCTGTTTTTTGGAAGACTGTCAAAAATCTATTTGTTGGCATTAACGACAACTTGGATGGGTTGAGAAGATTCAAAAACATGGGGGCAATTTCAATAAAAATAGATGATACTTATCCATCAACCTCAGGTCGTATAAGAAAATTTGTCGCACAAATAGGGAGATTTGCCTAGAAAACCTTTAATTCGCCTACAAATACTGCTATTATTAACGAATCAGAGTTTATTTACCCCTTTAACTCTCTCGGAGGGAATGATGAATAAAGCAGATCTCATAGAAGCCGTCGCAATTAAATGTGACATCTCCAAGCTCGCCGCTCAGCGTGCTGTTGACGCAATGATCGACACAATTACAAATTCATTGCAGAACGGCAAAGAAGTTCAGCTGCTGGGTTTCGGCACGTTTTCTGTCGTTGAACGCGCCGCTCGTAAAGGCCGCAATCTTCGTACGAATAAATCGATTGAAATTCCCGCAAGAAAAGTTCCGAAGTTTGTCGCTGGCAAAAATTTAAAAGATGTAGTAAAATAGAATCTTTCGTGATTGAGACAACGAAATCTCAGTAACGAAGGATGCTTAGCTCAGTTGGTAGAGCGGCGCCCTTACAAGGCGTAGGTCGGGAGTTCGAGACTCTCAGCATCCACCAAGGATTCTTGTTGTTGAATAAAATCAACAACTTACAATATGGGTGATACACGGGTTGAACAAAAAATCTACCCGTATTCTACCCACAAAAAAGCCTCGTGTAAACCGAGGCTTTTTCTTTACTACTTCATGCGGTGGGTTTTAATCCATTCCTCAACATCCGTAAGTGAAAACCTTTTCATCCGCTTTCCCCAAACCAACGGTCTAGGGAAGGAGGGGTCTTCTTTTAAAATCCTGCGTAGCGTTGGAGCGGAGCAACCCATCATTCTTCTGACCTCCGTCGAGGAGATCATCTTGGCAGAGCTCGTCGGTGTCAGTCGATCGATAAAATCCGACACGCATCTTAGGAGTTCTTCCTTATTCCTGATCATCCTCTTTATCATCCTCCTCTTCAGCAAAACCTCCGGTGATGCAAAGGTCACCGTACTTGGCAGGTTTCCAGTGAGTGCATTTGTATCCGACGATTCCTTTCTCGTCAACACACTTCAGACCAACGAAGGCGTCAATGTATCCTGATTCTTTATCACGCTTCAGAATGAAAGCCTTGTCTTCTGTCTCGTCTTCGATTAGTTGATCAAGGAAGTTTTTTCCTTCCTTGTTCTTACCGAAGGTAATAGAAACATCAAAACTGTCTTCAATGCCTTCGTCATCTTCCTCTGTTTCGCTACCTGCGTCTTCTTCTTTTTCAAACGCCTTACCTTTATTTGCGAAAAGGAAAACATCAAGACGCTGAATAAGTTTATTCCAAAGCTCAGGTTCCGCATCGTTTGCAAAAATGTTAATGATGTCTTTGCTCTCAACACCTAATGCTTCAGCAAGAACTTTGATATAAGGCATATCACCAACACCTTCCTTAAACTCTTCAAGGATTGTGTTGTAAGACTCAATAGCCTTATACAGTTTCACGACTTCAAAGATAGTCGTTACTACTTCTTGGATACTGCCGTCTTTAGCATCCTTCTTACTATTGACAACGGTATCGGAAACCTTGCGGAACTGATCAAGCATCTGCTTCTGTTTTTCATTCAACTCAGCAACTGTTTTATCGGCGAGTTCATTGATGCGTTCTTTTCTTTCTGTCTGATTCATAATAGTTCCTTAAATAAATCCATTATTAAAGGCGATAAAGTTTGGACACGCCAAGGAGTCGCTTTGTTTCTCCGTGCTGTATACGTCACACAACCAACGCTTTCCTTCACCAGTCGTAATGGCTGAGGCGTGTAAGCATTGGGCGCAAGTGTTAATTGAATTTGTCTTACCTTCCTGACAAGCACTGCGTTTAAAGCAGAACTGACAGAAGTAATCCATCTTCGGCTTTAGCGTCCGAGCTTCCAGTGCTTCTTTAGCTCGTTGCATCAACGTCATAGCCACGTCCTCGTTGTAAGGAACAATCTCTGCACCGAAGTCGGAGTTGTCCTTGCAGTAACAGACAAACACTGCGTACTGCATACCGCTTAGGTACATACACAACTGAACTTGGGCGTAGTAATGCGGGTCGCTCATTGCTACACCTTGCAATACAAAGTTCTCAAAGCGTTTCTTGTTCATGGACTTCACTTCGAGTACGGCTTTGAAACCTTTCTCTCCCGTGATGATTCCATCCAAGTGACATACAACATGACCGCCCAAGGCTGTGTACTCATGCTGCTTTCCGTCTTCAGCAACTTCGGAGATGTTTAGACCACCAGCTTTTAATTGAGCTACAACGAAGTCTTCAAGCGCATGTCCGTTCTGGAAGATGCGGATCTGACGAGGTGTCTCTATATCGTTCGGAAAACCTCTCGCACACAAAGAGTTGTATGCGATACAGTCACTGCCGATGTGCGACGCTCCGATATAACGACGAGGTTTCTCCTTACCCATGTACAGTTTTGCAGTCCCTAAGTCGAATGCCTTCTTTACGACTTCAGCAGCTTCCTTAAACTTTTGATCTAAGGCAGATGCAGAAACCTGAGAAGAGATTCGCTGGAGTGCCATTGCTTTCTTCTTTACAGGAGCGGGAACGGTGTCTGTCAACACAATCTTCCCGTCCGTGAACGTGTACATAGGAGGCAAACCCTCTATAGATTTCACCTCGTCATCTTGGACAGTGATCTGAACACTGGCTTTGATACCGCCTCTAGCCTCAACCGAGAAACGGAAGACGTACAAGCTCGGGTCACCCGAAGGTATAGCCACTGCCCTGATGATTCGGAATCCCGCTTCCTCAAGCAGTTGGGAGTGAGTAGGGATTGAACACATACTTATTCCTTAGAACGGGATTGCATCTGATTCATCAACGGGTTCCGTTACAGCTTCTTCCTTAGGAGGACGGAACACGTTTGCAACACGTGTGTATTCACCGTCCTGGATGACAGTGATACCCACAGTCAAACCGATCAGGGAATTGACAGAGCCAGGATGCTTCGGTGTCGGGTGACCAGCGTAGACAAGGAGTGTGTAGAGCTTGTCCAAACCGATTTCAACAGCCTGTTTGTTGGCGTTTGCCACAACGATTGTCGTGGAGGTTGTACCTTCAGGTGCTTTGAAAACGATGATCAGGTTCTTGCCTGTACCAAGTTTGTTATCTTTAACCTCAGCTTTAGTAATCGTTGCGACGTAACGCCCAGGCTTCAGAGGCTCTTGAATGTGAGCGTTACTGAGATCAAGATTAGAAAAATCAAACATTTAAATTAACTCCTTAGTTTTTCTTGGACTGTTTCCAGTGTTCTGTTTTGTATCGAATAAGACTTGAGATCAGATCAAGGTCAGCCTGAGCCAATCCAACGTTGTCAAAGAACTCTTCCTGCAATTTGAAGTAGTTATCTAAGTCGGAAGTACCTTGAGCCAAGCTGTCCTTCATGCGATTAAGAAGGACGGTGATCTTTTCAGCACGGTGAACAACGTGCTCAGACATAACAGACAAAGCCGTCGGGCCTTTAACACAGTTGAATACAAGTGTTGAACCTGAAGGAAGGGAAGCGGATTCCATTTCCTTTTGCATTAGTGTTTGAAGGTCTGCATTAGACATGATTAGTTCTCGATCTTTGAAAGAACATCAACAATGGACGCAGTGTCTTCAATCGGAAGGACACGTCTTTTCTCGTCACGTACCTTTGCGTGATACCCACGGATGTCATCCGTGATGACGTAACGTTTGATAGAGACTTTTCCGTCTTCACCTTTAACGGAAACCTTCACACCTGCAAGGACGTTATCGAAGATGCCCATGAGCTGACTGCGCATCTTTGCACCCTGAACGTTCGGATAAACTTCACGGGCTCCATCTTCATTGTCGGATTCAACAGACAAGGCAGAGAGAACGACGTGATAGGGAAGGTCACGAATGAACTTGCAGGAGGCAAGGAACAACTGGTTGTAAGTAGAGAACTTCTCAAACCCATTGACCTTCTTACCAGTCTTAACGGCTGTAGCTTCTGCCTGAGCAGTTGCGTATTCCATCACCATGTCGGACAACTCGGTGATCGAATCAACCATAATCCATTTGTATCCCTGATCTTTGAACTCTTTCGTGAGCATCATCTTGACAATGCCCTTGAAGGAGAACACACCTTTGTCAGGGTCGTGAGCTCCGTCGAAAGAGGAGAACGGAAGGTAGTCGATTCCAGCTCCACGGATTGAGGACAATCCGCTTTCACCTGAAAGGACGAATCCCTTTCCGTACTTTTCTTGGTAATACTTGGCTTGGGTTGTTTTACCCCAACCAGCGTTTGCGTAAACCAATGTCTTGAGATAAGACGTGGTTTCGTCTGCTGTATTGAACGGCTTAAATGCCATTAGTTACTTCTCCTTATTTAATAATGCGAACAACGACTGCTGCTTCAGGCGTGAAACAGTTATTGAGCACATCTCTTTCTTCTTCAGATAAAGACTCATAGATAGAGTCAGCGATTGAGAGTTTCCGACTGACAAACTGGGGAAGTGTCTGACCGTAAAGAGCTTCCAGTTCTTTACTATCCCATTTCCTTGTTTTCTTTTCTTTCACTTTTACAGTGTGGTCAGAGCCGTTGATTTCTAACTCCACATCAGAAACCATTCCGGTCTCAACAATGGTATTAAGTAACGTCTCCTTGGCTTGTTTCGCTTCCTTTGCGAAATTCTTTGCTTGATATGACTTGCGAACGAAATCATCTACAAGCGCTTTGAGGTCTGCCATGTTTCAATTCCTTTCCTATTTGAATGAAAACAATGGTAATATAACTGAAAATTTTGAGTAATACAAGTAAATATTTTCTCAAGGAAGTTAAATGTCTGATGAAATAAAAGACGACGAGTTCTCTGAATACATGAAAGAGGTTCGTGAGTCGGCCGATCTTTATTTAGAACTTGGCTTATCCATTATTCCTATCAGTCTGACTGAAAAGAAACCAGCGATTTCATGGAAGGAATATCAGTCAAGACAGCCGACAGAAGAGGAAGTTGACAGTTGGTTTAATGACGGAGTGCCCTGTGAAGGAGGCACAACTAAAGTCTTCGGACTCGGAATTGTCACGGGTGCGATTAGTAATTTAGTCGTTGTTGACTGTGACAATCAGGAGGCTTTGGAGTATGCAGTAAACGACGGAGAAATTTTTAGTAATGTTACGGTAAAGACTACACGTGGAAACCACTTCTACTTCAGACATCCTGGCTTCCCTGTGCCGAACAAGGTTGGAAGTGTCAGCACAGACTGGCCCAACTTAAACGGCCTTGATCTCAGAGGCGACGGCGGTTACGTTGTCGCTCCTCCGTCTTTGAAGTGGAGCACAGAAGAGAATCGCTTCGTTCATCAGTACAGGTTTGAAACTTCTGAAGATATTCATGATGCATTTCTTTGGTTACCTACGTACAAAGGAATGCCCATTGTCGGGGAGGAACCTCAGCAACGACAGATTATGTCTAACGAGGACTTCTCGTTTGAACAACTAAGCCTCGAAGGTTGTAGAACTAGCGACACCGTTTGGGACGAGATAAAGGCCAAAACAAAAAAGCTCGGAAGAAAACTCCGAGAAGGAGAAGGTCGAAACATTTGGGTCACTCGTTACGTTGGTTACTGTTTGACGCTGGGTATGGATGTTGAGCAGATCAAGGTAGCAGCTCAACAGTTCATGGCTGAGTTCTTTGACTCTCTCCTTCCTGAGAGTGAATACATGGCAACTATTCACAGTGTTGTTGACCGTGATAAACGTCGTCATCCTGAACGTTACGAAGCGAAGGATAAATACAACAACGCCAACCCTGTACGACAAGCAAGGGCTAAAGCTATCAGCCTGATCACTCCTAAGAACTTAGCTGAGTTGCACCAGTTGAACGGTGACAGGAACTTCCTGATTGACCCGTTCATATCACCTCAGTCCATCACGCAGGTTGTTGGTTTCAACGGTCACGGTAAAACACTGTGGCTGATGTCGTTGTTATGGGCGGCTTCTCTTGGCAAATCATTCGGAGCAGGTTCGGTAGACAAAGCGGTCAACGTTCTGTATTTGGACTACGAACTCTCTGCTACCACGATTGTTGACCGCATTGATCAACTCTCTACAGGCTTGGGAGATATGCCTGAGAGTATGAGTATTTGGGCGGCTTCCGTATCTGATATTGATCTTGACCTCAACAGCGGACAAGGCATTACCAACCTTCAAAAGTTACTGGAACAAACCAATCCTCAGGTCGTTGTCATCGACACGGTGCGTTCGGCTTGGCAGGGAATGGAAGAGAACTCACCAGCAGCTTGGGTCAAAGTCAATCAACTCTGCATGGCGATACGTAACACAGGACGTGCAGTCGTGTTCGTACACCATAGGAATAAACCCAGTGCCAACGGCTTCGGTCGTGAAGCAGGTTCAACCGCACAACTTAAGGACTTAGATACACAGATCATCGTAACAAAGGTAATCAAAGACGACGATCAAGCACAACGTGAAGCAGGATTGCCGGATGCAATTACCAAAGTTGTGACTAACGACAAAGGTGCGGTTGACACTGCATGGAATTACTTGGCGTCTAAGTGTCCGCTTGGTGCGGAACTCACAGCAGTATTCCAAATTGCATTTGGCAAGGTCAGACAAGTTACTGAAAACCACGAGACATCCTACGTCGGATTATGCACCGACATCGGAACGGGGAAGACGATCTATGTCTCGTCTCTGTCTCCCCGTCAACGAGCAGAAGCATTGTACCGAGCAGGTAAGTCACCGCTTGATATTGCTATGCGCCTCAAGATTCCACGCAACGTCATCCAACGTTGGGTAGAAAAAACTGAAACGTCAAACTAAAGGAGAAAGTAATGGACGAACAACAGAAAAGAATCTCTTGGAAACTCAGACCTGAAACAGAAGATATGTTGATGACTGTGTTCTCAACAGAAGAGGGAAGAGATGACGCAGTGCTGTTGGCATTGTGTGACTTGGAGGATTACTACAACGCAGGAGTACGTAACGAGACCTTGCCTGAGATTATGAAACAGCTTTACGACTATGAGATGAAATGGGTGGAAGTGATTTGTCATCCCACCATGAATCGTTTCACTCATGCCATTACCTTTTGGCTGCACCTTGATGATGACTTCGAGTACATCAAGGACGAGGAGGTTCACTAATGAAGGAAGCATTAGCCATCATAAAGGACACCATCCTTTGCATAGTTTGTTTTCCTATGCTCCCGCTTGTATGCGTAATTCTTGAAGGTGTACAGGTGGATAACGAAAACAACACAATCAACATCGACATAAATACCACGCTTACTCTAGTCATCTATGGCCTGGCTTACTGGATATTTTTGGTTGGTGTAATTGCTCTTCTTTATCGGTGTTATTATGAGTGAATATGATCGTAAGGTTGCTCAGGCAACAGAGGAGTTAGCTAAGGAACTCCAGTACAAACGTGCATCAGGTGTTGCTTGGTCTCAGTTAGAGATTGAATATGATCTGTCTCGCAAGACAATCTTGAGAATCTTTAAACGATTTGATATGCAGGATATGGTTCTGCCTCCTGAAGAGATGTGGGATAAGCCGTGTCTGAAATGTCGCAAACCTATCCTCCGTCCAAAAGGTCAATGGCTTTGCATGAAGTGCAAGTATTCAAACGTTGAAGTTGCATCCGGATTATCTAGCTCTTTCTTAGGATTAGTATGACACCACGATCTGCAAAACAAAAAGGCTCCATGTACGAAAGAGAATTAGCAGCTTACTTCAACGCTTGTCTTTTGCTTGACCCACCTGTTAAGAGAGCGTTGCTAAGTGGAGGAGGTGTTGCTACAGGCGGAGCAGACTTGGTAAACACTCCGTTCATACACGTGGAAGCTAAACGTACAGAAAGATTCCAGCCTTACAAAGCGATGGAACAAGCCGAGGAAGCAATCAAGAAATCTAACGAAGATGACATCATGCCTGTTGTCATTAACCGTAAGAACGGCGTAAAGATTGAGGACAGCTTGGTTGTCATGCGCCTTGAAGACTGGATAAATCTGTACTTCACGTACACGATGTGTCGCAATTAACGCAAAACGTCACCATATCCTTGCGGGTATGGTGACGCTAACGACATATCAGAGAAGAGGGTTCCTAAGATCGGCCTTCAAACTTTTGTAGATATCCACATCTAAGTCTTCCCGTCTCTCTTCCAACCTCTGTCGAGCGTGTTTCTTGGTCTTGTAAAACTCATAGAAACATATCCCATCAATGCGGTCAGTTACGTTTGTAATTCCCATTTGAAAGGTGCCTAAGTCTGAATCATCCTGAGCGTAGGAGATTAACTTGTAGTTATTGGCAAGGTCATAGCATCTTATGCCGTCCTTATTTATCGTGAACGTTAAACCGTACACATCAGCGGGACTTCTTCTGTCGTAGTAGTTGTCGTCCATCAAACAGATACAAGGCTTCTGCATCTCACGGACATACTTCAAAAGTTCAGTTCTTCTCATTTCTCATCTCCCAAATGTAATCGTCGAGTAATCCGATGTGCTGGTTAACTTCTTCAAGTTCTTTCTCAACTTTTGCTTCTAAGTCTTTGCGTCCTGCGTAAAGTGTTTTCTTTTGGTAGATGTATTCGTTCGCATCGTCGAGAAACTCTCTTAATCTCAGAACATTTTTGTACGATAAAGTCAATCCTTTCTTAGGATAAAAAGCTACCCGGCAAACCTTCCCAAACTTACCAGTGATGTCGTCATATCCTTCGATTGGTTCTTCGCAGTCGTATGTGAAGTCAGCCTCATACTTCGAAAGTAAATCGGCATACTCTTTATACTTTTCGTCATCAAGTAGGGATTTGTTAAGCAGAATATTTGTGAGACCATCATCAATCTTGTAAAACTTATAACCATCAGTTGTCTTTAAGTACTCCATGTTAAGTTTTACATAGCATTCAAAGTTTTCGTACTTATGATACGGATTAAAACTTTCTGTGAAGTCGTCCATGATTTGCTCCTAGATTTTCTCAACGATTGATTCCAACTTGTTCCTTACTAAGCCTCTGTATCGCATCGTCATTTGAAGATTTGAGTGGCCTAATGCAGAAGCTATGTCCGCTAAATCTCCTCCGTATGAAGCGATTAAGGCGGCGTATGCGTGTCTTAGATCGTGAAGTCTCAGCTCTTGATAGCCGAGGATTTCACAGCAGACTTTCAATGCTTTACCTAAGACACGTGATGCTTCGTTGTGATTGGGGATTCTCTTTCCGTCCGGATATAAAAAGGGAACAGCTCCGCACTGGAACAAACATCTAAGTTCTTTTGTGAGCGGAACAACTCGTTCGATTGTCTTTGTCCTTCTGCCCACAGGTTTGTGAATCACAATGGCTTTGCCGTCAGACCTGATGTCCTGATAGGTAAACCTCATTGCTTCACCCAAACGTGCACCTGTATGTGCAAGAAGGAGAAGGGAAGGGTATGCCCAAGGATAAACTCTCTTTGCAACTTCGAGAATCATATGAAGTTGTTCAGGTGATATGTCTACATAACGAGTGTTGTTTACGTAAGGAAGCGGTATCGGAGTAGGACGACTGATCAAGGCCGAACGATAGCCGAAGTTTCTTATTGCTCTTACCTGTACGAGAATCCTTTGCCGTGTTGCAGGAGCTTTGCCTTCCCAATGATGGGAGGCAATCGCTGCCAACTCCACGCCGTCCATCTCAGCGTCCAGCTCACCGAACACATGACGAATGGTTCTCAGCTTCTCTAAAAGAGAAGCCCCGAGTTGCGGGGCTTCAAGAAGTTTGTACGCTATGTACTTATCTATCAGATCATTTACTCTCATTTTGTGTTCCTTTCCTTATAAGAACGAAGAGTGAAACGAGCCATAAAAATAGGGAAGTTCTCGTCAATAAAATCAAGAACTTCCCTTTCATCCACACACATAAATGTGCGGTACATCTTTTCCCAAAGGTTGTGATCTATGTCTTTACAATCTCCCTCCATGTAAGCGTTAAGGATTTCATACAATTCGTCCGTGGAAAATACATCAACGAAGTCGGTCAGGAATCTGTTTAATTCGATCGCTGTATTCGTCTCTGTGTTCCCACCAATCTTTTGGAACCCCTGTTTTTTGCTGAAACTCCTCGTTGTCATATTGCTTTAATCCTTCCGTAACATCGAGAACACGCTGAGCTCCGTTGTTCATCCCAAGTGCTTCTCTTGCTCTGAACAAGTTCACTCTTATCGAGTTCTCACTAACATCGAACACCTTACTGAGTTCGTCTATCTTTGCGCCGTATAAAAAGAAGGCGCTTAAAATAAGGAGACGTTTAACAGTCAGAGCTTTGAGTTCGACTATTACGTTCGTTTCAGTTTTATCTGTAACAGGAAGAGCGTTGTGAACGGCCTGTGTTTTCAGATTAAACTCACCCGTGGATAGTCTCTGAAGCAACTCTTCGTAAGCTCGTTTGTAAAAATCTCGTTCGTCTCTAAGGGACTGAATGTTTCTTTCTAATTTTTCCATCACGTATCTCCTATAAGGAAAGGATTGGAAACAATTATACATACATTTCCAATCCTCAGTAATGTTCAGATATGATTACCTGAAAAGTTTTTCTTTTATTACTTAACGTTAACATCTATAGTACGGTTTCTTTTTTCTCCACCGTTTGAAACTCTTGTAACGAGCAGATTGATTTTCAAATTTGATTTGATCTTTTCTCCATTCGTCCTCCTGCATACGAACGTATTGGGTATAGAGTTCAACTGCTTGTTCTCTGTCGTGAGTTTGTTCAAGACACGCATACCAAATCTTATCGAGGGACATTTTCCTTAGCCTCAAACAAATCTCACGAGCAGTGGGGCTGAGTTTCATTGCTTCTTCGATAGGGATGATGCCCATGTTATTTCTCCTCTGCGATGATCTGTGCCATACGGGTTAAGACTTTGCGGCTTATGTCTCCACACTCTACTTTTACACAGTCCTTGAACGCCTTATCCAACTCAACCCCGAGACCTATTCCGAATAAGTGGATTCCGTTTTTATCTGCAAACTTTTTACAGTTAACAGATAAGTATTCCTCCGCATCAGAGTAAAGATCACCGTCAGTAAGGACGATAAGAATTTTTTTCTTGGTCAGCATACTTGCTTGGCGAAGCAATAAGATAGTTACAGCTTCAGCAATTGGTGTGTAACCGAAGCCACCGTGTGAGGTAAACTCCAATCTTCCTTTGACAACTGGTAGGTCTATCCTTTCGCTTAGCGTTTTGATTGCGGTGAGATTTTTAAATATCTTTTCACCTGTTGCTTTTGACTCAAAAATAAAGTCCCCTCCATGTCCGGGAAAGGCAAAGATTTCAGTTCGACATCCCACAGATTCACAAGCCTTGCATAAAACGTAGGCTGTTTTAGTTGATTCAAACATCCTTTTCATTAGCATCGAACCGCTTGTATCCATTAAGAATGTGACGGTTGTGTCCATCTCTCTTCCGTCTTTGCGATTCCTGTATACATAAGGGCTGCCAGTCACAGCTTCAACGAGGCGTTTTGAATCGAGCTTACCTCTTAAGGCTCCGCTCTTCATGTCAACATCGTTACGAGTGGATTTTTTTGAAATTAATGTAG